TTAGAAGCACCCGCAGAAAAGAGACCATCCGTGTTAGTGGCAACATTGGAAATGAGGGTATCTTCAATCCACAGGTAGCTGAGGAGATCACCCTTGGAACGGATAGGGATAGCAACCTCATTGGAGGCCGCGAAAGTACCGATGTAATCCATTCGCTCGGGCTTCATAGAAAAGTTGGTATGGCGCTTGTAATTTTGACGGAAGAAACTGACCTGAGGTTGACCAGTGATGTACACATCCTGAGCACCTTTAGATACAAGGTCAATCAAAGCAGCAGACATTTTTACTAATAAAGTATATTAAAATTTTCACTGGTTAAATACACAATGGTAGTATTTCAGGCACTCACATGGGAGGCGAGGGATACAGAAGATGAGCATTTGATCAGCATATTTGGTAAGACGGAGGATGAGAAGTCTATATGTCTAACAACATCTTTCATACCCTACTTTTTTATTAAACTTCCTGTGAATATCAATACACAAAAGGTTCATAGAGTTTACAATATTCTCGATGATGTATGCAAAGATTCATTACTTTGTTATTCTGTCGTGAAGTCCAAAGATGTTTGGGGATTTCAAAATAACGAGGAGTTTACATTTATGAAGGTTAATTTTAAAAATCTTCAAGCCCGAAGACTTGTAGATTCATTTCTGAGAAGACCCTTAGATAGATCACCTGAACTTTTTGAAATTTTTGGTGTGAGGAATGTTAAAGTATATGAGTCTAACCTAGATCCTGTTCTTCGGTTGATGCATCGTACTGGGATTCAATCTACTGGATGGCTGGATACTGGTGATAATTGTATTCGTTCTCACCTTGCTCATGTAGATATTGATCTCTTCTGTAATGACTGGACTACACTGAAACCTGTTGCTAGGGATGATATTGCACCATTTGTTGTGGCATCTGTAGATATCGAGTGTAATAGTTCCACGGGTAAGTTTCCTGATGCAAACATCCTAGGTGACGCATGTTTCCAAATTGCAATCTCCTTATGCAAGTTTGGATCTGATGAACCATATGATAAAACCTGCCTCTGTTACAAACAAACTGACCCAAACCTTGAGGGTTGTGATATTCGTAGCTATGCAACTGAGAGGGAAATGCTTGAGGCGTTTCAAAAATATCTACACGCTAAGGATGTAGACATCATTACTGGATGGAACATCTTCGGTTTTGATATGGAGTATATTTACAAACGCGCACAGATTAACAAGTGTCACTATGACTTTTACAACTTGGGAAAATTGAAGGATACCGATTCTGAGCTTGTGATTAAAAAGCTCTCATCAAGCGCTCTAGGTGATAACCTTTTGAAGCTTCTTCCGATGAGTGGTCGGTTTATTTTTGATTTGTTCCATGAGGTTAAGAAAGGATACAAACTGGATAGCTATAAACTGGATAGCGTATCAAAGCTCTACCTTGGAGATCAAAAGATTGACATGGCTCCTAAAGAGATGTTTGCCCGATACAAGGAAGAGGATCCTGTAAAGTTGAGAGAAGTCGCCGAGTATTGTATTAAGGATACCCTTCTCCCACACCGACTCATGAAGAAGCTTTGTACTCTACTGAATCTGGTTGAGATGGCCAAGGCGACGTGGGTCCCGGTTCCATTCCTTGTAGAGCGTGGACAGCAAATCAAAGTATTCTCCCAACTGACTAAAAAGGCGAGAGAGCTTGGCTTCATGGTACCAACTATTCGGTACGGTGCCATCCCTGAAGAACCCTATGAGGGTGCTACAGTCCTCGAAGCACAAAAGGGTGCCTACTACACACCAATTACAGCCCTAGATTTTGAAGCACTGTATCCCAGTATCATGATGGCCCACAACCTCTGTTATTCGTCGTATGTGATGGACGAAAAGAAATATGGTAATGTGCCTGGGATTGAATATGAAATTTTTAAGATTGGTGATCGTACCTATAAGTTTGCACAGGATGTTCCCAGTCTCTTACCTGCAATTCTTTTGGAGCTTAAGCAGTTCCGAAAACAGGCTAAGCGGGATATGGCTACAGCTACGGGGTTTATGAAGGAGGTCTATAATGGAAAGCAGCTCGCCTACAAGATCTCTATGAACTCTGTGTATGGCTTCACCGGCGCTGGTAAAGGTATTCTTCCCTGTGTCCCGATTGCATCTACAACAACTTCAAAAGGGCGTTCTATGATTGAAGAAACTAAGAACTATGTAGAAGCCAACTTCCCGGGTGCAAAGGTCAGGTATGGTGACACTGATTCAGTTATGGTTGAATTTGATGTTGGAGATCGTAAGGGTGAGGAGGCTGTTGCCTATAGTTGGGAAATAGGTGAGAGAGCTGCAGAGGAGTGTAGCGCTCTTTTTAAGAAGCCTAACAATTTAGAGCTTGAGAAGGTTTATTGGCCTTATTTCCTATATTCAAAGAAGCGATATGCTGCGAAACTATGGACAAAAGGTAAAGATGATAAGATGCACATGGACTATGTTGATGTAAAAGGCCTCCAACTGGTGAGACGTGATAACACACCTCATATGAGAGAGGTGTGCAAGGAACTCCTTGATGTGGTTCTGACTTCAAGCGACCCAGGTCCGCCCAAAGAACTTGCTAAGGAGAGGGCTATTGAGCTTCTTTCTGGTGATATCCCAAATCAAAAGCTTATTTTGAGTCAAGGTCTCTCCGATTCATATAAGGTTGGTGGTAAAGCTGTATCTATCACAAGTCCCGATAGTGTCAATATTAATCAATCACACGTTCAGGTGGTCGTTAAGATGCGTGATCGGAAACCTGGATCTGAACCACAGTCAGGTGATCGTGTTCCGTACATTATCACTAAGACTGAAAATTCGAAGGCTAAAGCGTTTGAAAAAGCTGAAGATCCAAAGTATGTAGAAGATAATAACATACCAGTGGATTACCATTATTATTTCCTAAATAAGTTCTTGAATCCCGTGTGTGATCTCCTAGATCCGTTATATGAGAATGTCAAAGAAGAGATATTTGGAGAAATCATCAATCAACATAAACCACCGAAACCAAAGAGGGAACCAGCTCTCAGTACTATGAAGAAAGATGAACTTATTGCCGAATGTGGGCGCCTTGGTTTAGATGAATCTGGTACATTAACTATTTTAAGGGCTCGCCTTAAAGAAGCGAGGATGAAAAAAGAGGAATCCATTGAAGACATATTTAAAAATTACAGTCCAGTAGAGGGCAAGGATGAGTATGTATGATAAAGTTGTCAAGTTGATGGACGAGGAGTTGGAAGATCGTATAAACATTGTAGTGAATGAATATGCTGAAAAGATTTCAAAGAAGCATGGTATTCCGTTGGAGCAACTTCTAAAAGATATTCCAGAATCTTATACGATTACGACATGTAAAGGTACAAAACATAACGGACAGAGATGCACGTATAAAGCATCGGATGATGGATATTGCCGACATCACACCATGCAGGGTCAACGCGTGTGTCAACGAACATTCTCTAGTTCAAATCTACATAATCATGGTTCAGAAAAAATGTTTGTTAAGGGGTGTCCGGGTTGTGAATCATTGAACGAGCTTATAGATTTGGGAGTTTAATAAAATAATGAGCAAAAACGATATTCTATTAACATCTATAAATAATTTTTACAATGACGAAAGGAATAAATCTATACTATTAAACATTCTAGACAAGTCAAGTGGTATTTCTCTACGCAATTTGGAATGGTTTATCACGAACTACGCAAAGAAAAATCACACTGCATACCAAACGGGCGACGGAAAACTGTTTACCGTTCATTGTGCATATAAATCTAGTCTAAATGGTTACAGTAAGCAACTTTTTGATCCATTTTGTAGGTCTAGCAAGTTCGCTTATGTTGTCCCAGGTACATCTCATGAAATCCAAACGACCTTAGCTCAATTAAATTTCATCAAATGGTGTATCAAGAATAACATCATTGAATATATTAGTAATAATAAGGATAGGCTTTTTAATAAGCAAGTGACATGAATCCAGTTTGAAATACAAATGTTTGATATCCTGTATAGTACATATGTAACGAGAACGTCTCGGTTGTAATATCAATAATAGAAGTGTCCAGTTTAACTTCTATGTTCGTTTTTTCAGATTGTATCTGACTAAAATCTAAGTTTCCCGATGGTTCCACATTCACCGGATTCAACGAGAAACTATATGTGTAAACGTTCCTAATCGGCCTCGCCAACCTCTTTTGAAATGGAATGAGATATTTATAATATGTGTGATCAGTCTTTGTTAAGTTTGGGAGTTTATTTCCATTTATGTAAAAACTCGCCTCGGACATGAGAGGGTAGAAGAATGTATTTTCACCTGCAAAATCAAGAGCCGAAGAAAAATTGAAACGATTTTGGTACAAACGTTCCCCGTCGGTGGCGGGGATGGGGTCCCCGATAGATTCGGATTCATCTTCAAACTTTGTATTTCTCAAAAACCAGTGAATACATTTCACAGGGATATTTGGGACAAGGTTATTTTTTATGATATCTTTATTGAGATCGCTCACGATTACGGGATGCTTACGCACCAAATCTGTTATCATCATTTGTCTTTGGGATGTTAAGAAGTTCCTCTCATCCGGGCTCACGGTTATCTCTTCTGTGATAATATCAAAATAAGGTAATGTCACTATGTCAGTGGTATCTGTAAAGAATGATTGTTGATGAAATTCAATCTCGAACTCTATCTTTTGACGATATATGGAACACACCGGAAAATACGGTCTATTTGGTTTATTCGAGGAATATTCATCACTGGCAAATTTTCTAGAAAAGAAAAAGTGAATTGGGATCACCAGATCTGCATCATAACGAGCAACACTAGCACTCGTGGGTGCGTCATCAAAACCAAGGTTTCTATTTACAAGAAATCTATTTGCTACCTTTTCGGACATTTCTAAATAAAGCTCATCGTATATAATTCCCCAGTCATCATATATCTTCTCCACTTCAATGTCATCTACAAACATTGTTATACTTTTCAGAATATGTCTACCCAATTGATCTGCGTAATTACCATCAGTTATGGCGGGCATAGTTATACTCAAGTACATATTACTCAATAGGTCACCCATATTTCTTGGATTGAATTCAACTTTTATAGTTTGATTAAATGGCCAATTAGCAACCGCGTTACCAGGTTTCACAACACGCCGATTTCTATGATACTTTCTAAAATCGGAATGATTACGATCATTTGTGTAATTAAAGAATGATTCGTCTGGATCCTTGGAAAGCAAGTAGGCATCTTGTTTTCCAAGAGCTTTAAGCGAAATTTTAGCAGCTTCACCCATACTTATCTATTGTTTATATATTTTTAATATCGGTTTTCCACATATCAATGTGACTTGTGTTTTTCATGACTTCAAGTTCCACTTTTGCCTGTTCAGATTCTTTGAGAAGATCTTTTACAGATTCTTCCGTATACTGCACAGTCTTGATGTTAAGAAGATAGTCATATGTGCCACCAATCTTTGGAAATGTTTTGGAAAGTTCTTCCTCAAGATCCTGTTTCTTACGTTTGAATACCACAATGTTACCCTCAATGACCATAGTCACAAACTTAGACTTATATCCACACATGGTAGCCCTTGTTTCAAGAATCTTAATAAGGTGTGCCTTTCTCTTCACATAATGATCTTCGCGGAGTTCAACAAAGTCTTTAAGAATCTCCTCAGGGCTAGAGTACTTGTGAATACCCTTCGTGGGGTGAAACAGGTGCATGTTTGATACACGGAATGTCTTTCTCAGTTTGAGATCCTTGAGGAGATCTTTCCCACTATAGTCCATGATTTCAAAATGAACATCTTCTGTTGTGGAATTATTCGTAAATCCACCGATCAACTTCTTTTCAACAAGGCTATCAAGGTATTCCTTGTAATCCTGTGTCCAACGACCTGGTGGTAATTCAGTAATCTCAATATTCATTCCCTTCCATTTCCATACACCCTCCATCATCCACGTATCCTCCTCCTTGTGTACTTTACCCTTGAAACCTCTGAACCAAGGTCTCATAGGTACTACTTGTTTTCCATCCAGAATCCTCACAATGTTATCCTTGATATCATTGGGGTTGAAGGGGGGTACATAGCAACTGAAACCTGTACCAATTCCTTCTGTGCCATTCACGAGTACCATAGGGATCGTTGGCATGTAAAAGTCTGGTTCAATAGGGTGTCCATCATCGTCCAAATAGTTGAGAACAGGGTCATCACGGGGATCAAAGATTTTCCGAGCCTGCTTAGTCAACTTCGTAAAGATGTACCTTGTTTGGGACGCATCCTTACCACCCATGAGACGAGTACCAAACTGACCACACGGTTCAAGAAGATTGATATTGTTCGAACCCACGTAATCATTGGCCAATTTCACGATCGTATCTGCGAGAGAAACTTCTCCGTGGTGATAAGCACTCTTATCTGCAACGTATGCAGCCAACTGTGCCACCTTCATTTCATCTTTGAGATTCTTATGAAAGCATGCATACATAACTTTCCGCTGAGATGGTTTGAGACCATCTGCCATATGGGCAATGGATCTCTTTAGGTCTGCGAGGCTGAAATTGACCAAATCCTTGTGTACAAAGTTTGAGATGCTCAAGTTCTTGACACTCCCGTATGGCACTTCAAGTTCACTAGACTCTTTTGCAGTACTTTCCAAAAGCCACGTCTTTCTGTCATCAGCCTTCTTCTTATCAAAGGCGAGAACAATAGACTTGTCCGACATGATATCCGTATCAAACTTCACAGTTAGATCTTGAATTTTCTTGAAATACTCACGAGCCTCTGCAGAAGTGGAAGTACCGAGACCCTTATAGTACTTAATTTTCCACCCAGATTGACCCGATCCATACCATGTACGGAATGCTGAGTCGGTATAGAAAGACTTGGATTGAGAACCCTTAGAAGCCTTGATGATCGGTGTCACCATAGAGACAATGAAACCCAATTCGAGGAGACTCGGCCAAAAGTAGTGAATCATATTAAGAATGAGACCCTTGATGTGAGAACCATCGTTATCTGCATCTGTCATGATCATGAGCCGTCCATAACGAAGCTCAGAAACATTCTTATATACTTTCCCTTGTTGAAGCCCCAAAATCTTCTTGAGATCATTGAACTCCTGATTGGATGTCAATTGTGAGACAGATGCATCACGTACATTCTTACACTTACCACGAAGTGGGAACACACCATAATAGTCACGACCAACCACCGAGAGACCCGCAACGGCTAGTGTTTTAGCCGAGTCACCCTCTGTCACAATAAGTGTACATTTCCCGGAATGTAATGTACCAGCCTTGTTAGCATCATCCAATTTGGGAATACCAGAGATTTTGGATTTACGCGTACCATCTGTCTTTGCAAGTTCCTTCATCTCCTTAAACTTGGAGAGCGCCAATAGTTCGTCTTGAATACCAGTTTTGAGAGCGTTCTTGACAAAACTCTTTACAGGTTCAAACTTACTCCCAAAGTCTTGAGCCTTAGAGGTACACTCCGACTTAACCTGGCTAGAGAACGTTGGATTCTCAAGGGTTGCCCTCACAAAGATGTTGAAAGTATTCTTCACCTGTTGGGGCTTCAATTTAATCTTCTTTGCCATCTCATCAATGATGCCGTTGGCCAAATAAGAAGTCACGTGGTCCACGTGGGTACCACCCTTGTTTGTGCAGATACCATTGACAAATGAGACTTGTTCTAGACCATTCTCTGAAGGACCTATACAGACAGACCAACGATCTGTGGTAACTGAGCATAGTTCAGTTACACCTTCATGCATCTTCGCATATGCCTCAAACGAAGTCTTTGGGAGAGCTTCACCTTGGAACTTGACTTTGCAGTTGGGGGTTGTGCAGATGTTTGCATCCCACACACGCTTCTCAAAAATTTTGTAGATGTTGATGTCCATATTGTTCATTCCAAAACGTTTCCAATCTGGGGTGAAAGTGATAGAGACTGAAGATGTTCCAGCACTGTGTTTTGTGATCTTTGGTGGATGACAAGTAGTCATATTGTCCGACCATTTTTGGGTGTAAGTCTTCTTCTCTTCACCATCCTTGATGATGATGGAAAACGCCGAGGAGTAAATGTTTGTGAGCTTGGCTCCATAACCATTACGTCCACCTACAATTCTCTTTTGTGTGTCATCATAGTTGGTACTCGTGAGAAGATGTCCGAAGGTGAGTTCAGGGTTCCAAACTTCCTCCTTCTCGTTCATCCTAACACTGATGCCACCAAGAGGTCCATTGTTTTCAATGGTAACTGTACCAGTTTCTTTGTCCACGGATACTGAGATCTGGGTGACATTCTTGGGGTGGATGGAGTTACGATCAATGGCATTGACGAGAATCTCATCAAAGATCTTGAGTAGGGCTGGTGAATAAGAGATGTTCTTCTTTTGAAAATTCTTATTAGTGTTATTCAGCAGCCAATAGGACTCTTGGGTTTTGTCCACAGGACCGACATAAGAGTCGGGTCTCTTAAGGACGTGTTCAACGTGTGTGAGCTTTTGGATACTCTCCATACTTTCTTGTTTTTATTACAAATCTAATCTCTAACTTAGGTGTCAAAACTTTCTTGAGGTAAAGTAAGAGATGTACCTCTACCTCATAGCCGCCATCTTTGTACTGTTCTTGATGATGCAGAACAAGACGAGGGGTATGAACAAATCCATAGAAAAATTGGTCAGACAGTCAGCTCGCTACGCTACAGCTGCACAACAGGATGCTTCTCCAGTCATCGCAGTGCTTCACGCGAATTATGCAGCAGCGTATCTATATGCCCTCAAAGATATAGCGACGGAATCACAGATCCATAATGCCACTGGTATCGATGTCAAGAAGTTTAAGGAACGCATAACAAATGTGCAAGACATGGTCACCCGAAAAACTTCGGAGAAATGTCCCGAATTTGTTGGAGAAGTAGATATTTATTTGGCTCAAGTTGGAGGTGAAGCGAGCACCTAAGTCGTCTTTTAATTAAGTAAAAAGTAACTAACAAAATGCAAGTGATTCGTGATACCATGTGGAATGCGTGCCTCTCTGATGCGACGAAAATGTATCGCCTCAGGGAGCCAAATGAGAAATGCTATCATCTGGCTGATGCCACATGGAAGATGAAAATGAGGTACAAGAAGATTGAGGATGGTAAAAAAGCGAACGCTATCATTTTCTTGGATGCTCCACCAAAGGTAGTCGCACCTGATCAGAGAACAAATCACAAGATTTGTTGCGCGATGACGATGGCTGGAAATCCGTGTAAATTCAAGGCGGTGTGTGGAGATTATTGCAGGAAACATAAAGTTTCAGCCGTCGGCGTTGGTAAGAGAGTAGATATCACCAGTCTCTTGAGTCAGTTAGATGGAATTAAAATCGGTAGCTAATATAAACGATGATCCTAGATCAAGAGACTCTTAGACCTGTAATAATAGCGATGGCTCTTTACATCACAATCAGTATTATCGTCCCAAAGATCGCGAAGAAACCCACTGGAATTCAAATAGTGGATGATCTCGTGATGACTATCATGGCCCAACAAGGTTCTATGATGAGTGGTACCATCCTAATTGGTATCATTGTCTTCGCTACCAATTACATTCAGGAAGAACTCTTGTAAGATGTTCTCCTTTCCCACAAGTTTTTTAGTATGCTCGTGATTCATATAGCGTAATTTTTTATTGTACGCGTCGCTCATGAACGCCAAGAGTTGATTTGGGTTTGGTTTACCCCAAACCATACCTTTTTTGAATAGGAAGTCATCCCTCTCCAGCTCTTGAAGTTCACATTGAATAGTATATTGTGTTTTAACATACTCAGGTGAACCACCAAAGTTTGTTATGATAACAGGTTTATCCCGGAGTGCTGCTTCAACAGGACCCATACCAACACCTTCAGACTTTGAGAAACTCACATAACAGTCACAACGATTGTGGAGTTTGTCCATTTCTTCATCTGAAATGAGACCATTAATGACTTCAACGTTTGGTAGTTTTATTTCAACATTTTGATTACACGTAGCCTTGACAACAAGTCTCGCATCAGGTTTATTTAAACGCACGAAGGCTTCCAGGATTCCACGGAAGTTCTTTCTATCATCCATGATGTTTCCAATATGATAAAACGTATAGGGTCTCTTTGATGGTATTGGAATGTGTGCATGTATGATATGAAATTCATTATCAGGAAACTGATTAGAAAAAACACGTTTACAGAATTCACTTGGTACCATAATCTTTTTAGACTGTTCCATGATCAGACCATAGTCTTCATGAACAGTTTCAGTTTCACATACAGTCATGAGTGCTAGGTTTTTCACCCGAGTTCTCACATACTTGATATAATCTATATGGGGTTTAATTGGTAATAGGAACAACAGACCGTGTTCACTTTCAGGGAGTTCAGATCCTATCTCATGATACGAGGCATTGTCAAATATCTTTATATACTTTGACGCATGTTGACCAATACCACTACCGAGGTGGGATCCTATGATGATCATTGAGTTTAAAGATAATCTTTCTTTTATATATATTACAATGGACACTATTCGCAAAGAAATTGAAGCTGAGATAAAACGCGCGCGTCTTGACAAGGGTCGCCTTTATGACCTCCTCCTAAAGATTGTTAACGAAAAAAGCAATCTTAGTTCTCCAGGGCCTATGGGCCCCGAGGGTCATGCCGGTCCTCAGGGTCCTCCTGGTCCACCCGGTGTTTGC